TACCTTTTAGACTTTGCCCAACAGATAGGGGCAGAGACTGAACCACCGATCATCGGAGATCTGGAACCAGAGTCCGTGATTGAATCCACTTACTTCTTTTGTTAATGACCCGCACCATCCACAAAACTGAACAGCCTGTTGTCCTTGAAGGTTACCAAGCTGTACTGAAGCCAAGCAAGTTTGGCTATTCGTTGTCTGCCCTTGTCGATGCTGATCTTGTTGAGAAGCTCGAAGAAGATCGTACTGAATCCCTCAAGTGGGCAGAGACTAAACTGAAGAACCCTAAGCGTTCTACCCTTAAGCCTGAACCGTGGGAAGAGGTTGCTGATGGCAAATACAAGATCAAGTTCTCTTGGAATGAAGAGAGCAAGCCTCCTGTGGTTGACACTGAAGGTACGCACATCACCGATGAGAGCGTCCCTATGTACTCTGGCAGCCGCGTTAAACTCGCCTTCTACCAAAAGCCTTACATCCTACGTGATGGCATCACTTATGGCACCTCGCTGAAGCTTGTGGGTGTGCAACTGGTAGCACTGAACAACACTGCTGCTGTTGATACGGGTGACATGGCTGCTGAAGATGTAGCTGCACTGTTTGGAACTACTGCTGGATTCAAAACTTCTGAACCCAACGTAACTCTTACTGATACCACCACTGACGACGACTTCTGATGATTACTTTTGACTGCGCTAAGAACGAAGAGCTTGGTCTCTACGAAGGTACGCTTTGTGTTAAACTTCCTGAGATCACGGTAACCCGTTACAAAGCTGATCGCAACGATTTCAAATATGAACTGCGTCGTGCAGTTGCAGAGATCGTTGAAGAGATCATTGAAAAGAACCTGGAAGACTGATGTACAGGTCAGGCTTAGAGGTGAAGGTCGCTGATCTTCTCTCTAGCTTGAAAGTCAGCTTTGAGTATGAGTCCAGAAAACTAGCCTATGTTTTACAATGCAACTACACACCCGACTTTCTTTTACCGAATGGTGTCTTTCTAGAAGTGAAGGGACGCCTGACAAGCGAAGATCGAAGGAAGATGATTGCAGTGAAGAAGAGCAATCCAGACTTAGACATTCGATTCGTCTTTCAAGCACCATTTAATAAGATCTACAAAGGATCTAAAACCACCTATGCCAAGTGGGCTGATACACACGGCTTCCCTTGGTCATCTTATCAATCCATCCCAATTGAATGGCTCACCTAAAATACGGCACAGTCGAATACTACGCGGATATGTTTAGCGACACACTCGCTGATGTAGACGGTGAAGAGGTTGCCACTGTTGACAACATCTTGGCTGGCTTCTATCTTGCACTAGACGACTGGTTTGATTATCACAAGAAACAAGCAGATGCATATGGAGAACTCCGAGTCCGAGTTCGTGAGGCACTTGCCGTGTGATACGTGCGGCTCATCGGATGCAAACTCTTTGTATTCCGATGGGCACACTTTTTGTTTTTCGTGCAATTCGTACGATCACATCGAACCAAATGTCCACATTCATCAAATGTCTGCCCCCATTCAGATGCGTGGCTCAGCTGAACGGCTGCAGAAACGACGTATCTCAGAGAAAGTTTGTCAGAAGTACAGGATCCATAAGGACGGAGATGTACTTCGCTTCTATTACTTCAGTGAGTCTGGAGTCTTAGAAGGATGCAAAGTAAAGACCAAAGATAAAGTATTTACCTATGAAGGATCAGTACCTGGCACCCTCTTTGGACAACATTTGTTTCCCGCCACTGGAAAACGAGTTGTTATCACTGAAGGAGAACTCGATGCCGCTTCATGTCAAGAAGCTATGCCGGGGTGGCCGATGGTATCTCTACCTAGCGGTGCCGCTGCGGCAAAGAAGTCGGTACAACGGGCTATCCCCTGGCTCCAGGGTTATGAGGAGATTGTCTTGTTCTTCGACAATGACGACGCAGGCCGTAAGGCGACGGAGGAAGCAGCAAGCGTATTGCCACCTGGCAAATGCAAGATTGCATCACTCCCGAATGATTACAAAGATGCGTCAGACGCCCTCGTTGCCAATGACTCTCAAGCGATTCGTGAGGCTATTTGGAATGCAAAGCCTTACCGTCCAGATGGGATCGTTGACGGCAAATCACTCCTAGAACTTGTAACCACTCCCACACCACCAGCTGATCATGACTATCCCTTTGCAGGATTGCAACATAAGCTTCACGGGATCAGATACGGAGAGCTTGTTACAATTACTGCAGGATCTGGTATCGGCAAGTCCTCATTCTGCAGGGAGCTTGCAACTTCTCTTCTTCAAAGAGGAGAACGAGTCGGTTACCTGGCTCTTGAAGAATCAAACCGAAGAACTGCTCTTGGGCTAATGTCCGCAGCAGTTGGTAAATCACTGCACCTTGGAGAACATGATCGAGAAACTCTTGTCGATGCGTACGAAAAGACCCTTGCTGATTGGAATCTTTATTTATTCGATGGGTTTGGTTCTTTTGACCCGGACCTGATTTATAATCGTATTGAGTATCTGGCAACAGGTCTTGATGCAAAGGTCATCTTCCTTGATCACTTGTCTATCCTGCTTAGTGGGCTTGACGGTGATGAACGACGGATGATTGATACTACAATGACACGCCTACGCTCTCTTGTAGAACGTACAGGCGTAGCTATGTTCCTCGTCTCCCACCTCAGGCGAACATCTAATGATACTAACCACGAGGAAGGAGCCCGTGTTACACTTGGACAACTGCGCGGAAGCGCGGCAATTGCACAACTCTCTGACGGAGTTATTGCACTCGAACGCGATCAACAGGCCCCAGCTGGAGGAAGTAATACGACAGTGCGAGTCCTTAAAAATCGCTATTCGGGCGAAGTTGGCGTCGCGTGTAATTTGAGCTATGATCTATCCACCTGTAAATTCAATGAAACAAAAGCAGACCCAGAGTTCGACGCAACAACGGACTTCTAACTTGAAACGACCTAATCCTCCAACTTCTGAAGCTGTTGAAAAAGCGCAATTTGTTGACAAGACTTACATCTGGGCAGGCGCTGCTCCAAAGGCTGAACTTCCTTGAGTTCATGATCTTTGTCACAAACCTATTTATCGTTGCTGGTGTAATACGCCACTGGAATGACTACCCTAATCTTTGATATCGAAACAAACGGTTTGTTGCATGATGTTACCCACATCCACTGTCTTGGCATCTATGATACGGAAACCAAGCAGACTCTTGTCTACAATGACGAGGGGGATACTGAACCACTTACTCGTGGTATTCAACGTCTTGAAGACGCAGATCTCATTGTGGGTCATAACATTATTAACTACGACCTTCCTGTTATCCGTAAGCTCTATCCTTGGTTCACAAACACTGGTAGGGTTCTGGATACTTTGGTTCTTAGCCGTTTGTATCACGCTGATATTCTGAAAACAGATCAAACACGTAAATGGAACAAGATGCCGTTGCAGTTATACGGTCGTCACTCACTTGAATCCTACGGCTACAGGCTAGGGGAATACAAAGGTGACTACGGTAAAACTGCTGACTGGAAAGAATGGAGTCAAGAGATGCAGGATTATTGTTTACAAGATGTCAATGTCACAGTTAAATTATGGCACCACTTTCTTACGAAGATAAACTTAGAAAAACAAAAGAGCGGAACAAATTAAATTTTGATAAGAACAAAGAACTTGTGAACGCTTTAAAAGTAGAGAAGGGTTGCAGCAAGTGTGGTTATAATGCTCACCCAGCCGCACTCGACTTTAACCATCTAGACCCTACACAAAAATCATTTTCTGTAAGCACACGTTTGCAACAATACTGTTGGGAACGAATCGAACAGGAACTCGCTAAGTGTGAAATCCTCTGCGCCAATTGCCATCGAATCCATTCATATGAGACCCACTATACCAGAATGGGTTGATCTTGAACACCGTGTCGCAGAGATCCTCACTGAACAAGAACTACATGGATGGTCTTTTGATGAGCAAGCTGCATGGCAACTTGAATCGTCTCTCAGACAAGAACTTGAAGAGCTTGATCAATTACTACGCCACAGG